CCAGAAGGACAAACTCGCTTCTCTTGCTGAAAATGTTGAGTTTGATAGTGAAGATACATATCGTGAGAAACTAGTAACTCTGCGCAAGTCTTACTTCCCAGAGAATGCTGGTGCTCAAAGAGACGAGTCAGAGAACATTTCCGAAAGTTTTGATGCAGAATATTCTGCTTCACATTCTACTTTAATGGAAGGATATCTCCAAACTCTGACTAGAGTTTCCAAAAAGTGATTTTTTAAATTATAAAGTCAAACTAAAATTTTTAACAAGGTAAATTCAAATGCAAGGTTTCAATGCTGAACACCTTCAGGAGAAGTGGGCACCTATCCTCAACCATGACGAGGGTCTCGGTAGCATCAAAGATGCACACCGCAGAATGGTTACCGCAGTTCTTCTGGAGAACCAAGAAAGAGCACTTCGTGAAGAAAGAGAATTTCTATCCGAAGCTCCTACCCAATCAATTGGTAACGCAGTAGGTAATGCAGGTTATGTTGGTTCTGCTTCTGATGGTGGAACTCAGGCAGGTTTCGACCCTGTTCTGATCTCTCTGATCCGTCGTGCAATGCCTAACCTGGTCGCATATGACCTGGCTGGTGTTCAACCAATGAATGGTCCTACTGGACTCATCTTCGCAATGCGTTCCAGATATAGCACTCAGAATGGTACTGAGGCACTGTTCGATGAAGCAGATACTGGATTCTCTAACAGTGGAATCGGTACTAGTGGACTTTACACTCCTAATTCTGAAGGAGTTAATGTTGGTTTAGGAACCACTGGTTCACCAAACAGCTCCAATCCATCACTTCTTAGCCCAACTGCTCAGACCAATGCTGGTTATACAGTTGGTCAGGGTATGGACGTTACCCAGTCTGAAGAACTCGGTGCTGGCCAGTCGTTCAACGAGATGGCATTCTCGATCGAGAAAGTCACCGTTACTGCAAAGTCAAGAGCACTGAAAGCTGAGTACTCCTTAGAACTCGCACAGGACCTCAAGGCAATTCACGGTCTGAATGCTGAAGCAGAATTGGCAAACATTCTCTCAACTGAGATTCTTGCCGAAATCAACCGTGAAGTCATCAGAACAATCTATAAAGTTGCAGAGCCCGGTGCTCAAGCAAACGTTGCAACTCAAGGTACTTTCGACCTCGACGTTGACTCCAACGGTCGTTGGTCTGTTGAGAAGTTCAAGGGTCTGATTTTCCAAATCGAGCGTGATGCTAACGCAATCGCACAAAGAACTCGTAGAGGAAAGGGCAACATGATCCTCTGCTCTGCAGACGTTGCTTCCGCACTGACCATGGCTGGTGTACTCGATTACACCCCAGCACTCAACGCAAACCTGAACGTTGATGACACCGGTAATACCTTTGCAGGTGTACTTGCAGGTAAGTATCGTGTATACATCGATCCTTATTCCGCAAACGTTTCTGATACTCAGTATTACGTTGCTGGTTATAAGGGTACTTCACCTTATGACGCAGGTCTGTTCTATTGCCCATATGTTCCTCTCCAGATGGTTCGTGCCGTCGGTGAGAACACCTTCCAACCAAAAATCGGGTTTAAGACTCGTTATGGTATGGCTGCAAACCCATTTGCAGGTGCACCTGGTGGAGCAACCACTGGTGGTCTTCGTACCAACGACAACCGCTACTACAGAAGAGTCAAGGTTCAAAACCTCATGTGATATCAGCCTTCGGGCACTCACTTCTCAGAGGGTTCTTCGGAACCCTCTTTTTTTATCTAAATAAAAATAAAAATGTCTTGTAATTTTCCAAATCAGATAGAGAATAGAAATTTTCTATCTCCAATTGGGTTTAAATTTACATTAGCAAAATATCCTAAGGTTTCCTTTTTCTCAAATTCTACTAGAATTCCTGAGATCAACATGGGAACTGCGATACAACCAACCTATCTCAAAGACTTGGACGTTCCTGGAGATAAGTTAAGTTATGGTGATTTTTCATTAAGATTTTTAGTTGATGAAAATATGGAAAATTATATGACCGTTCATAATTGGTTGACTGGTTTAGGGTATCCAGAAACTACACAACAATTTAAAGATTTGACGACAAATGATGATAGAATAAGAGATTTAAAAGAACAATTTAGTGACGGTAGTTTACATATTCTCAATAGCAATTTCAGAACACAAGCAATTGTGAAATTTAGAGATTTATTTCCCACTAGTTTATCTTCTTTAGAGTTTGAAGCAAGTGATACTGATATAAACTACTTTACAGCAGAGGTCGGTTTCAAGTATACTGTGTATAATATTTTAGCATCTGATAATAGAACTCCCTTATGAACCTTGATCAAATTCAGGAAATGTGGGAAAGAGATTCCCAAATCGATCCTGATAATCTACATGATGAGTCACTCAAAATTCCCCAACTTCACTCAAAATATTATACTCTCTATAATACCATTACATTATTGAGAGAGAAAGCACGAGAGTCTTATAATAGAGTTAGACTGGAAAGATATAACTATTATACAGGAAAGGCACCAGCAGAGGTCTATGTAGAAGAACCATTTCCGTATAAGGTAAGAGATAAAGAGGCATTACAGAGGTATCTAGATGCCGATGAACGGTTAAATAAAGTAGATCTTAAGATTCGTTATTATGATGTTGAACTTAAGTTTTTAGAGGAAATTATCAAGACTATTTCTAATAGGACTTTTCAAATTAAAAATGCTATTGAGTTTATGAAATTTACTGCTGGATATAACTAATGGATGATAAAGAATCACCTTTTGTTTTAGATTTTAGTATAGAAGATATACATCTTTTATATTATTGTGTATGCAAAAGAATTGAGACTTGGGAAGGTCATCCATCCAGACACCCGTATGAACAAGAGCATCTCAATTATTTAAAAACAGAATTATATAAAGCAATATTGGATTTCAAGTTTGATAATGCAGACTAAATATCTGTAGGTGAATCCTATGGATTATGTCTCATTTGATTATTTCTAAAAAGAACGAAGTATATCTTCAGGTAAAGGCAGAACCACATGTCTACTACGAGTTAGCAGACCAATTTACCTTCGAAGTGCCCGGTGCAAAATTTATGCCTCAGTATCGTAGTAGACACTGGGACGGAAAAATTCATTTATTCAACACCCAAAATGGAGAAGTCTATGTTGGGTTATTGGATAAACTTACACAGTTTTGTGATGATCACGGATATACTTATGAGTTTGTAAATAATAAGTTTTATGGTCTTCCATTTGAGACAAATGATTTTATCTCAAAGGAAGGTGTAAAAGATTATATGAATGCTATTTGCAAGTATTCTCCCCGTGATTACCAAGTAGAGGGAGTATACGACGCCCTAAAACATAATAGAAAGTTGTTGATATCCCCAACTGCTTCTGGAAAGTCTCTGATGATATACTCTCTTGTGAGATATTACGTTGAGAAGCAACAAAATATTCTGATAGTCGTTCCGACGACTTCCCTAGTAGAGCAGATGTATAAAGACTTTGCAGACTATGGTTGGGACGTAGGTTCATATTGCCACAAGATTTATGCGGGACGTGAAAGAGAAACAGATTCTCAGGTAATCATCACTACCTGGCAGTCCATCTACAAACTCCCTCGCAAATACTTTTCAAGATTTAATGTGGTCGTTGGAGATGAAGCACACCAGTTTAAAAGTAAGTCATTAATATCTATAATGTCTAAGCTTGCTGATTGTAAATATCGGTTTGGTTTTACAGGCACACTTGACGGTACACAAACTCACAAATGGGTATTGGAGGGATTATTTGGCCCATCATATAAGATTATTCGTACAGAAGAACTAATGATAAAAGGTCATGTTGCCAAACTGGATATTAATGTGCTTCTATTGAAACATCCTGCACATAAGTTTGAAACATTTGAGGATGAAGTTCAATATATTATTAATCATGAAAGACGAAACAAATTCATAAGGAATCTTGCTTTAGATCTTAAAGGCAATACTTTAGTTCTTTTTGCAAGAGTTGAAGGACATGGACAACCACTTTATGATTTGATAAATAATTCCACGATTGATGAACGTCAGGTGTTTTTCGTTCATGGTGGGGTGGATACAAAAGATAGAGAACTAGTCAGGGAGATTACTGAAAAAGAAAACAACGCAATTATCATTGCTTCATATGGAACTTTCAGTACAGGCATCAACATTAAAAATCTCCATAATGTTATTTTTGCTTCTCCATCCAAATCTAGAATTCGGAATCTCCAGTCTATTGGACGCGTCCTTAGGAAAGGTAATAACAAAACAAAGGCAACTCTCTATGACATTGCTGACGACATTTCCTACAAGTCCAGGAGAAACTACACACTTAATCATTTAATTGAAAGAATTAAAGTCTATAATGAAGAAAACTTTAATTATGACATAGTAAATATACCTCTAAAGAGTTAATATGCAAGAAGAATTTTACTCTATTATAAAACTTGTATCTGGTGAAGAAGTATTATCTTTGATTTCTATCGATGACAATGATGGAGATCCATTAGTAATTCTCCAAAATCCAATCATCATGAAAATGGTTGAATCTCCACAAGGACTTTATATTAAAGTTAAATCTTGGATGGAATTATCATCAGATGATTTTTTTATCATAAGACCTGATAAAATTATTACTATGACTGAAACTAAAGATAAAAATCTTATAGAAGTTTATAATAATTATATTGAAGATAATGATTCAATAGAGGTTCATACTCCATCAGGAAAAGTCAAACCATCTTCAAAAATGGGATATGTTTCATCAGTAGAAGAAGCACGTAAGTCTCTAGAGAATCTTTATAATCTTAAAGATACTAAAGAAAGCTAAGCCCTTCTCTTCAAACCTAACAAAGGTATTCTACTCATAATTCACTATGTTGTCAAGCCCCAAAAGTATGCTATAATAAACATAACTTATAGTATTAACGAGTAATGAACTATGCCCAAGAAGAAATCAGAACATTATGTAAACAATAAAGAGTTATTAGAGGCAATGATTAACTACCGTGCTAGGGTAGAAGTATCATACAAAAAGACTTTCAATAAAGACCTCACTGAGCAACCAAAACAAGAAAGAGGAAAGCAATGGGAAGGTAAACCACCAATTCCAAATTATCTTGGTGAGTGTTTTTTAAAGATTGCAACACACCTCTCATACAAACCTAACTTTGTGAACTATATGTTCCGTGAAGATATGATTTCTGATGGGATTGAAAATTGCGTTCAATACATTCATAATTTCGATCCAGAAAAATCAAAGAATCCTTTCGCATACTTTACTCAAATCATTCATTTTGCTTTTTTAAGACGCATTCAGAAGGAGAAGAAGCAACTTGATATCAAGACTAAGATTATTGAGAAGACTGGTTTTGATGAGGTAATGATGGTTGACGACAGCTTGCTTTCTGGGCACAGTTCGGACTATAATCAGATCAAAGATAATATTCAATATCGTAATCGATGAAAGTTGCCATTATTACCGACAGTCATTATGGGGCAAGGAAAGGTTCCAAGCACCTACATGATTATTTTGAGAAGTTCTATGATAATGTATTCTTTCCTGCCTTAGAAGAACATGGTGTGGAGGTAGTTGTTCATATGGGAGATGCTTTTGATAGTCGCAAGTCAATTGACTATCAAAGTCTTCAGTGGGCAAAGAGAGTTGTGTTTGACCGACTCAAAAGTTACAGAGTGCAT